ATTTGCAGAATTAAGTTGTAGATCTAAAAATGCATTTCCTTATTGTTCAGCAATGAATACTCAGATAGGTATAGACATAGAAGGTTCTATCTATCCTTGTCATGGAGCTATAACAACTCCAACTTATAAACCATATCTTTGGATAGGTAATATATTTGATAAGGTATTGTCCTATCAAAAAGTAATTAGAAATTTGCAGTACCAATTTGGGAGTATATGGACAAGATCAAGATGTGTATCATGTCCCCTATATTTATTAACCACAGGAAATATATGTTGGAGTTGCACCCCTCATAATCTTGCAATGACGGGGAATCCTTCTATTGATAATATTAACAAGTGTATTGCTTACAGTGAAAGTTTTAAATACTGGGCAAAAACAGCAAAAATGAATATTGATAATGCTGTACTTGACAAAATAGAAGATGATACTTGGTTTGGTGAAGGTATAGATGATATTAAGCCTTCTGATAATAGATTAAATATAAATAGTAAAAAATCAGAGATGCATTTTGATCAAGAGTTTGATGGATTTATTATGAAAGCTGTTGATAAATTCACAGGCACTTTACCAGATAATAATATACAATACGAAAGAGTTTGGTGGGACATGGATGATTACATAGAGGGCAATAAACGAAATTAACGAGGAATTTTAAAATGGTATTGGATAATTGTATGGAGTTAAAATAAAATGGGATATTCATGGACATCTATTACTACTGGGAGTAAGACTATAACTGAGATATTTCAAGAAATCTCCGATAACCTAGACTCTCTTTATACCAGTTTAGACTTAGCTCCTCATTCTTGGAGTAGTACTCCTTCAGATGGAGAAAAAATAATAAGTACATTAGTAGCAGAACGAAAAACTGTCACTGATAATGCTGATGATCAAAACTATTGTAGAACTCATAATGCCACCCAGTACTCAGGTGAGGATAGTAGTTACGATGTTTCTTACTTAGACGATCATAATACCCAGCATGATAATGGTCAACATAATGGGGTTGACGCTACCCAATATACAACTAGATTAGATGATCATAATTCTCAGCATGATAATGGTCAACATAATGGAGTAGATGGAGCGTATGATACCTCTTACCTAAATGACCATAATACCCAACATGATAATGGTCAGCATAATGGAGTAGATGGGACACAATATACTAGTAGACTTAATGACCATAATACCCAACATGATAATGGACAACATAACGGAGTAGATTCAACACAATATACTAGTAGACTTAATGATCATAATACCCAACATGATAATGGACAACATAACGGAGTAGATTCAACACAATATACTAGTAGACTTAATGATCATAATACCCAACATGATAATGGACAACATAGCGGAGTAGATTCAACACAATATACCTCTAGATTAAATGATCATAACTCGGGGCAAAATACTTTAAAAATGGTTTAGGAGTTAAATAATGGCATTCTCATGGACAAATGATATTTCTGTTTCAGATCATATTGATTTAGTAGATGTAACTGAAATCAGAAACAATATAGATAGTGTTATAGAAGCTTTAGATAACATTACTCATGATGCTACTTTTCTCACAGAGCATAATACTCAACATGATGATGGTCAACATAATTTGGCAGACGGGTCATTTGATACTTCCTATTTAGACGATCATAATACTACTCATAACGATGGTGCCCTTACAGGAGTTGATAGTGGTTATGATACCTCTTACCTAAATGATCATAATTCTCAGCATGATAATGGTCAACATAATGGTGTAGATGGGGCACAAGACACCTCTTACCTAAATGACCATAATACTGGTCATAATAATGGAGTGCATACAGGAGTTGATGGAGCGTATGATACCTCTTATCTAAATGACTATAACTCAGGTCATAATAATGGAGTGCATACAGGAGTTGATGGAGCGTATGATACCTCTTATCTAAATGACCATAATACTGGTCATAATAATGGAGTGCATACAGGAGTTGATGGAGCGTATGATACCTCTTATCAAGTTGATCATAATACAGGTCATAATAATGGAGCACATACAGGAGCTGATAGTTCTAATAATGCCTCATATGGAACAACACCATCAGGTGGGACTATAACAACTGATGGTGATTATAAAGTACATACCTTTACTAGTTCAGGTACATTTAATACAAATGGTATCGCTCTAACTACAACTTATTTAGTAATAGGAGGAGGTGGGGGTGGAGGCTATAATTCATATGGCGAAAGCAGAGGTGCCGGTGGTGGGGGTGCTGGTGCTTATAGAACATCTACATTAGCTGTAAATGGTTCTTATGGTATTACAGTGGGTGGAGGCGGTAGTGGATCAATAACACAACAATCTGGTAATGGCTCTAATTCTGTTTTTAGTAGTATAACTTCTATTGGAGGTGGCGGCGGAGGTGGTCACACTAATCAACCTTATGATGGGAAATATGGTGGTTCTGGTGGTGGAAGTTCCCATGATAAAAGTGGTGGTGGAAGTTCAAGTTATGGTAATAATGGCGGAACAGATCAAAATTGGGGATCTCAATCTAATGGAAGTGGTGGCGGAGGTGCCGGATCTGCAGGAACAGGATCTTCCTCAAATAGTGGTAATGGAGGTAGTGGATTAGCTTCTTCAATAACAGGTTCTAGTATAACAAGAGCTGGAGGTGGAGGCGGCGGTGGAGAACAAGGAACTGCTGGAAGTGGTGGAAGTGGTGGTGGTGGAAATGGTAATAATACGGGTAGTGGAACTGCGGGTAGTGTGAATTATGGAGCCGGTGGAGGTGGAGGTGGCAGAGGTACAGGAGGAAATGGTGGTTCTGGAGTAGTTATTATTAGATATAAATACAAATAATATATAGACTATGCCTCAATGGTATGATGGACATGGTGGATCAGGGGTAGTTATTATAAGATATACATATACATAACAGGAGGCGAAAAATGGGGCACTTTGCAGAATTAGATGAAAACAATGTAGTTTTAAGAGTATGTGTTGTAGATAATGCACACATACCAAGTGATATGCATATAGATGGTGAAACATGGTGTGAAAACTTTTGGGGCGGTACATGGAAACAAACTTCTTATAATAACAATTTTAGGAAACAGTATGCTGGAATAGGGTATTCATATAACCCCACATTAAATATGTTTATTTCCCCGCAACCTTATGATTCCTGGAGCCTAGATGAAAATGGTGATTGGCAAAGTCCTGTAACTTATCCTACTATAACCACTATGGATGGAGAAGATATATTTATTACTTGGGAAGAACCTAATATACGTTGGGTTGGTTTTATTAATGATAGTACTGGATATACAAATTATAGATGGGATGCCACTGAACTTGAATGGGTTTTAATATAAAATATTTAAAAGGGTTAAATAATTATGACAATATCATAGATTACTTTTTGATAGTCAATTCAACACAGGTTGACAACACATCCATAATATACCCCTTGTTGTTAGCCCCAAGATACCTTACAAGTGCTCCTTTCACACTCTTCTCACTTGTGAGGTATTCTTTTAGTATCTGACACCCTATTTTCACATTCACATCAATATGATACAATTGGGCATGTTTATATGGTTTGACCTTACTTGGATGTGCCTTTGGATTGATTTGCATAAGCCCTATACAATCAGCCTTACTTGTCAATATTAGTCTGAAGCTACTTTCCCTATACATCAATGAAACTACTAATGGTACTGATAGTTCATACTTCTCACAATACTTATCAACACTGTTTGCTATCTTATTAGCCACCGAAACATCAACCTTTGAGTTCAATTGTTGAATCATTAGTGATGTATGGTTGACTTTTGGCTTCTTTATATATGGTAACTCAGGGTAGAATTGTTCTTGATTTGTTACTTCTTCAACTTGATTATTTACTGGAATACTCATTATATATACAAATAGAAATAATATCAATGTAAAAAAAATTCCAACTATACCGAGTTTCAACATATCATCCATATTATTTTCCTTTCTATGTTATTAATATGAAGCCTAGTAAAACCAATATGTTTATAAATATATTAGTCACCATTTTTCTTAATGCCCTTAATCACATCTGATACATAAAGAAACTCAAGCATTTCTTCATCAATAGTCTTCTCTTGGAATTTTTCCTCTTCCATTTGGTTCAATTCCATATACCTCAAAGCCTTCTCAGTCAAAATTCTCCAACCATCACTTCTCAGATGATAGATTTTATGTCTCTCATGACCTTTAGGCTTCACAATCTTATATTCATATATACCACCATTACATTTTCCTTCATTGTGGATATGGATTTCATCAATTTGGTGGTGATTCACATATGCTTTAATGACTAACATTATAATTTCCTCTCATATGATTCATTTTCATCACAAGCATCAACAATTCTCTTTATCCATTTGGCTACTAATTGTATATCATTCAAATAAGGAGGATATTGTTCACAAGCTCTTTTCAGTTCTTCATATTCCTCTTTAGTATATCTTATCCACATATCTATCTCTCCAATAAATATAACGCTTCTTTCATATCTTTCATGTTTACCTTTACCTCTCTATGAGGATCATACAACTTGAATACTATATTTCCAGTATCCTCCTTATAGAGTTCAAAGGACTTCTGGACTATATCATTATCACTGTCATGTTGTATATCAATCGCTACTCTTACCATTTTCAATCTCCTTCATCATTTTAAATGACGAACCACAAAATTTACAAGTATGCCAACATCCATAATCAATGATATATTCATCACAAGCCCATTTGAAATTACAGCCTTGTGTCGGACATTTATAATAATATGTTTTTTCATCCCAATACCCTTCCATCGGTTGTCTTATACTATAAGGATATGCTTTACTCATTTTTTTTCAATCTCCTTCATTAGTTTCAATAGTCTTTCATCTGGTTTATTCAATATGTCATTACAGAACCTTTCACCACTCTTGATTGTATACCGTCCACATGAAGTGATAGCCTCTGCTATATTGGTATTGTAGTATCGTGAATATGGTACTGCCAATATACCAAATACAGCATTAATCAAAATCTTCAATGCCAACTGAAATGCTCTCAGTCTATCCTTCTCATCACCATTGGCGTTATACATCTTCCTCTTTGTGGCCTTCCTCTTCTCAAACACAGCCCTTTCAACTCTTGCAATAACCCCTGGTTCATTAGTAGTAAATATCGAACCACATGGGGCAATAGCTAACAAACCACTTTTCAGTGCCATATTGAAACTCTTTAGTTTGTTCCCTTTCATACTCACTGCTACATCACTATATGGTTCATAATCCTTTATTCTTCTATTGAGAATCATCTTAGGTGGACGCCTTCTCATCATATCAAATGGTGGAAACTCTTTCTTTTGGCAATATAGAATTATAGAGTCCTCAGTCATACTCATTATCCTACCATAATATGTCTCATTGCTCATATTCAATGCAATGATATGAGAAGGATATGATGAAGTGATATCAACTGAGAATAACCATGAATGTTTACCTTTATGTGGTTCCTTTACATATGCAGCATCAAAACCCTTTTGTGTTCCACCCGCCATATAAGGAGCACACATATCATTTCTTCTGTAATATGTCAACATAGCCCCTTCAATCAATTGCGTCATGATGTTATAATACTTCATTGGTGCTTTAGTCAATAAGGATAATGACTGTATAAGTCTAATGTAACCTAACTTCCTACCAAGCTCGTTTACTCGTTTGGAGTCAATTATGTTATAGTCTACATATGTGTTCCAATCATTTTCATACAGCTCCCTCAAATCTCTTGCTTCCTTTGAATAGTCTAACTTACCCTTCTCAAGCTCAAATTTAGAAACGAAATCAAGTCCATATGACTGTAGGTTATGTGGAGTGTACCACTTGTATACTTCCATATAGTCAAGTATGGTAACACCCGCTATATCAATGTTTATGGAACTACCTTTAAACTTACCACCCTTCTTTGATTCCCATGTTCGTACAATATTGATTGGAGATAGATTTGAGTAATATTCACCACCATTGATATTAAAATCCCTGTGAATCAAGTATGATATGTCAAAGTCATTGCAATTATGAACTGTTATGCCATTACATACAAAATATCCAGATGTTGTTCTTATATCAATCATTTCTGTTATTTGATCTGTATATATTATATCATTAATTTTCACATAATATACATCATCTACTTTTTTATAAGATATTTGTGATGATTTTTGACTAGATGATCTTTCTAACAACCAAGGTTTATAATCCCCCCATCTCTTTACCTTCCTTAATTTCATATCATCAAAATTGAAATCAAGAAGTCTCAATCTATTGTCTGTTAAAGTTGTAAATATCCCATTCCATTGACATAAAAGAGATAAATTGTTTATTTGATGTTCATAATTACAAACAGATATGGTATTATATGATATAAAACCATCACCATCAAATATACCAGATAAAAATATCATAAACTGTCTATATGATAACTTTGATAATTCTTTTACATCCAACCTTTTGTTGCCATTCTCATCATAGATAAAATGATGATAATCCCTTATTAGCGAATATTTTACACTTCTGGAATATCCTTTTGGTAGTTTACCACATATTTTAGTCTCTAATATATTATCAAATGTCTCTAATAATTCATAATCTGATTGATATATCCTATATCCGCCTGATAGATCATTTTTATCTCTTAATGACCCATCAGAAAATATAAATCCACACAAATATAATATATCATCATCAATATTATAATCATTATTGATATTTTCATGCAGTGGGTACTCTACAAAACATTCATAATCGTCTATTGGTATATCTTTTACTTGAAAGTTATCAATTTTGAACAAACTTTTACTTGATTCTTTCATATTTGTATATTTGTCTGGTTCTATGTATAACACAGGAATTATATGCTCTTCTGATGTTTTCAGTATTTTTCCATTAGCTAATATTGTCTCTACAACTTTTTTTGTTGATTTTGGAAACTTATAAAGAATATCATCATCAACTATATCATCTATTGTATCTATTATATTATTTCCATTGACATAAGAATTTATTGGTACACAGTTCCAACCACTTATAATATCACATGGGAACTTCTTCATATAGGCAAAGAACCTACGGAGCAGGTCTTGTTCATCTGGGCAATGTAAGTATGTGATATCTTCATCAATGTTACCAGTATATTCCTTTTCACCAAACACAACAGTATTGCCAGTTTGACTGTTACGAACTGATATCAAACATACTGGATCAAGAGCTTCTTTTGCATTTGGGAAGCCGCTTCTCTTACCATTCTTATCAACTCTATTGCCATAGTTGACTTCAATATCTATATAATATATAAGAAGATCTGGTGGGATAATGTCTTCATCTGGTATAGTATGATAGTGTTCTGCAAGGAATTGGATTTCTGGTCGAACACTGTTCTCATAAACATTGACTGAATTGTTTTTACAGAAGCCATAGTATTCAGAATATGTGTTAAAGGTTTTCTTCTCTGCTGGTAGTCCTTCAATAGTCTTAAATGTACCGTTTGGTGTGGATGAGTATATATAAGGAACCCAGTTTATTCGTCTATTTGAGTTTACACCATTTACCTGTTCCCATAAGTAAATTAGTGAGTTCTTTGTATCATAGTACACATTTTTGAACATTTACAACCTCCTAATAGATAGTAGTATACCATATCAATCCTCTATTGTAAACAAACTATCATCAAAGTACTCCTCTACAACCTCTATACACTTTACTGATTCATATAGACCAATACAGTAACCACCACCACATGAATACTCTTCATAAAATTTATGTGGTGTATTATGTATACAGGTTTCACAATCAGGCCATTCATTTGCATGTTCACATATATATTTCATTGTCAATCCTCTATTGTAAACAAACTATCATCTTCAAAGAGAGGTTCATGGAATTGGATGCATATACAATATCCACCATATGCTTCACAATATCCACCTTCACACTCATAGTTTATTCTACTATGTGGTACTTTATGTTGGCATAGAGTATTTGCAATACATTTCTCATTAAGGTTAGCATATTCACATATATATTTCATGATATTTTCCCTTCCATCATAGCAGATGCCAATTGAACTATATGACTTGATGCCAGTTCAAAAAGTAACATTCTCCCCTCATATGTCAATTGGTTGAATACAAAGTCCTTAAACTCTGATGATACAGCAAGTGGAATTGATATGATTTCAACTTCTATTTGTTCGTCTGCCATTCTAGTCTACCTCAAATAGTTCATCTGGTAAGTGATTTGGTATCTCATCCTTAAAGAAATCCTCTAGTTTACGGATTGCATCATCAAACCCAATAAACTTGACATTAGGTTTACCATCAATATAATCCACTCCATATTCATTATAATCATGACTCATAGTATTCATACTATACTCCTTAACGCTTTAACACTTTCCAATAACATCTGTTGACCTTCTTTACCTCTGTAGATACACATTGAGGGATGTACGCTCAGTACCATCCTACATCCAAACTCATCATTATTCAATATCTCACTATTCATACTCATTATACCAAACGATTGATCTGACATTGTTCCCATTGCATAATTACCCAATATCAATATTGCCTCTGGTTTCAATACAGTCAAGTATTTCCTTATCCATTTACGACAAGTTTGTATTTGAGTTAAATTAGGTTTACCATTCTTATTACCAACTACTGGTCTACAATTGGTTGAATTAATTATAAGGAAGTCTTCTCTATGAAACCCTTGAAGTTTCATAATACCCCATAGATGATTACCAGCAGTACCACAAAATGGTTTATTCTGTTCTACTTCATTCTTGCCTGGTGCTTCACCTACTATAACATATTTTGAATCTTCTGTCCAATATGGTTTACATCTACCACCAGTATGTAATTCACATTCAACACATTCTGATATCTGACCATCTAACAATTCTAACATTCTATATTGTTTGTTATTCATTAGTCTATCTCAAACAGTTCATCTGGAAATATGCTTTCTGGTTCATGGTTTTTTTCAATTTGCCATCTTTTGAGTGCTGGTTTTGGGCCCCACATTTTGAATTTCGCTCCAACGTGTAAAGGTCTTACTCTTTCTATATATCCTATAATATCGTCTGGAATATGAATATCATCACTGTTAGTTCTCACATATGTTAAAAATTCATCACCAAATGTTCTAATTTCTTCTACACCATCCATAGTCTATACCCCACTTGATCCAAATCCACCTTCACCCCTATCAGTATCCATATTCACTTTACCTTCTTTCAATATAATAGGCTCAGTTCTCTTGATTACCAATTGGGCAATACGACTACCACGCTTGAATTGTATTGGATTATCCCCAAAGTTATACATAGGTAGACGTACCGATCCACGGAAGCCCTCATCAATTGTTCCGACCCCTAATACCAACATAGTATTATATTTGGTCGCTATACCAGATCGACTTCTTGCTTGTATCTCATATCCACTAGAAATGTTTATACGAATACCTAAATCAATAAGAGTCATATCTTTGGGTTGAATAACAACATCATATGGGCACATAACATCCCAACCAGAATCAGATGGATGTGCTCTGGTTGGAATGAAAGCATCATCAAATACCTTCTCTACATTAAACACATTCACATTACGCTTGAATTTTTTACTCTTTATCAGGTTACTGAAATCAACAAAATCCTTATCAGTGAAGTTGAATGGTACTGAAACATAATACCCTTTGATCATAAAGAGACATGACATCTTTATTCGTTCCCATAATGAAGCAGATTCACCTATATCAATACCAATCTTCATATCTGGTGAATGATGATCATCTTCAACTGTAATGACAGTTCTATTGAATCGAAAACTCTTTACTGTGGACATATTATTACTCCATTGGGTTACTTGTATGCCAACCCTTCTCTTTCCTTGGTTTCTGTTCTTGTCCAACCTTTATGATATATAGAGAATCAATATTATCAAGTTCTTCATAAACAAACTTATATCCCATAATATATGCAAGCGTGTTGATCTTGTTTTGTAGATCTTTCAAACCTTCACACTCATGAGATTCTTCTTCAAACTCAAAATCTTCCTCTATTGGTTCTCTTTCCATCTTAGCCAACCTCTCTCTAATATCATTCAAATCTTTCATCACCATTTTTTGAAACGATTCGTCATTTTTAGCCATTATCTATTTCTCCTCTTTTTCAATTTTACACCATTCAACACTTTTATCTGGTTGAACTACAAGCTCATACTTTATTTTACCATTGATAGCGTCAATCTGGCCTTGTTTATATGGTGCTATAGCAACACAAATAGAAAACATAAGTACCGCACCAAGTATACCACCAAGTATAACACCAAGCATATATTCACTCATTATCTATTCTCCCTTTCATACATTCGTCTATCATCACCAGTTAGTCCTGCATCATTCATCCATATTTCTTCTTCTGTCCTATCATACATACCCAAACTCTTCCTATCCCAATACAACAAATCAGACTCACCAACACGCCCACCCAACCTATTCTTGCTCAATATATAGTGAATCTCACTCTCATATACCATTTCATCTTCATTTGTACCTAATATTGCAAGAAAATCTGAAGTTTCTGGAATTCCATATGATTCTGCAACATAGGTAAAATCAACTTCACTAAATGCAACATTAGATCCTTCACGATTTAACTGACTTACACTTATTACTGGTACTTCAAACTCAAATGACAATGCTCTTAGTTCCTCAGCAATACCTTTCACCTTACTATACATATTGTCACCATATATCTTCTTATATGACCTCATAAGATTGATATAGTCCACATATAGTATATCAGGTTTGATATCTCTTATCATCAATTCTCTAAGATAGATACGAAAATCAGACACAGATGCTCCACCTGTTGGAAACTGTTTGATATACAGATTACCTCTGTTCTCTTGTTTCTTAATTGCTGTCAGACTACTAACAAGTTTCTTCTTTAACTCATCACTTACATACATTCTATTGATGTCGAGCTTGGAATATATACTATCGAACCTCTGAGCAAATGCATCTTGGGACATTTCAAGTGTCATAAGAACTACATTATGACCATGTAACACCTGTCTTGCTGCAAAGTTAGCCATGATATTAGATTTGCCCATATGTACCCTGGCCACGATTACAGACAGCGTAAAGGGTGGAAATCCACCATTGATATATTCATCAAACTGAGAATAGTATGTTGGCACTCTTATATCACTTGCATTGAATATTCTTGTAAGTCTTTTACCCAACTGACCAAAATAGTCTAAACCAAGGTCAATCTTCATATCTTTAGATAAAGCAGCAGTGATAACTTCTCGTATCTCTTCTCGATTACCATTACTATCAATGATATTCACACTATCAAGAATGGATTGTTTCAAAGCCTTCTCTTTCAGATATTCATTGGATGTGGTTATTACATAATCTCTCCCCTTGATAGTATCATAATCAATACTATCTATTTCACTGAATAACTCTTGAATATCATCTTTATCCTCTGTGGAATGGATGATGATTTCACGTTCTGGTAATGTTTTGAACTCTTCAAAATGTTTTCTAGCAAACTCAAAAAGATGCCCAACACTTGGGTTATCAAAGTACTCTTTTTCATATACTCTTGATATATCCACCAAGTAATCTTTATCCACCAGCATTGTCTTTGCCATAAGCTTCTCAAAGAAAATGCTATCAATTTCTGTCATACTTTCTCCTTATAATCTGGACATTTGGCTATAGATACCTTTGCACTCTGTTTACATAACATACTACATTTTGAACACATTTCATTTTCATCAGACCACCAATTTTCCTCTGCTTCTTCTGCACTACAGTAAGTAGGTCTATCAAGTATATATATACGGTCAAGACCTGTCTTCTGCTCTAATATGGTAGCATACTTTGGATGTTTGCCCTTTGATAACATATAGTCACGAGCAGACTTATAATTGGCAATACTATCTACATCACCAAGTTTCTTAATCTTCTTATAGGGTTTGAATTCAAACTTCTCAATTTTCCCAATAAGCCATTCATTCCCTCTTCGTACAACCACTGATGCTTCAAAATTTGTCATATTAGTCTACCTCAAATAGTTCATCTGGCAATATTCTCATATGAAACTCTTGTTCTGATATATACTTACCATTCAAATACCATGATTTAATACCATCCCACCATTCAACAGCAGGTCCATCTATTCTATGAAGTTTACCATTCAAATACCACTCTTTAGAACCATCAAATTCAACAGCAGGTCCATCTGTTCTATGGAGTTTACCATTCAGCCACCATGATTTGTTTCCATTTGTATATTCACAAGCAGGCCCATTCTCCCTATGACGTTTGCCATTCAGATACCACTCTTCAGAACCGTCCCACCATTCAACAGCAGGACCATCCTCTCTATGAAGTTTGTTGTTTAGATACCATGATTTGTTTCCATTTGTATATTCACAAGCAGGCCCATTCTCCCTATGACGTTTGCCATTCAGATACCACTCTTCAGAACCGTCCCACCATTCAACAGCAGGACCATCCTCTCTATGAAGTTTGTTGTTTAGATACCATGTTTTAGAACCATCACTGCATTCAACACAACCATTCCTCATTTCCCAATCTCCTATCCATTTCCATATAAATACATTATACACTACAAAGAGCCATTTGTAAATGTTAAATGTTTACAAACTGTCCTTATTGGTGTATAATGGACACATTATGACAGAGATATTTAATGAAGATATAAAGAATAAAATGAAAGAGGAGCTTCTCCGAGAACATCCCATTGAAGATCTTGTACGCTTCAATGAGATAGACCTTCAAGAGAAATTGGAGAGAAGTGCCTATATGGTTATCCGTTATGATGATCTACTCAAAAAAGAAGAGATGATATATCAACAACTTGAGGATAAGTATGATGCCTTAGTTGGTCAGAGATATGATTATTACAGATTTGAGTATGATAAGGAATTACAGAAGCCTGAGATTGAGAAATACTATCTACCAATGGATAAGAAAATAAGGATGATGAAAGATATCCTATTGAAACAGAAATTGAGGGTGGACTTCTTCAAGGTGTGTTTGAATGGGTTGAAGAGTATGCAATGGAACATGAAGACATTCAGTTCTAATTTACAAAGGGGATACTAATGGACTACACTAACTTTATACAGGAATGTTTAGATTGGGATCTTCCAATGGATGAAAGGATGAAAGAGGAAATACGCTCATTGTTTCTATCATTTGAACTTGATAGGGCTATTGATATTATAGTGAATGATTTCATACCAGCATTACATCATGAGGCTAATGAGATAAGGGATAAATATGTTTAACAATTATGCAGACTTATATAAATAGTAATGAGGTAAGAATAGGTACGGCTAATACCTATTCAATATGGTGGAGCTATCTACCATACTGTCCCTCACACATCTATTTATACAAGGAGCTATATCAAATGAAGGGAATAATCTATAAAGCTACAAACAAAATTAATGGTAAGTGTTATATTGGTCAGACTACAAGAAATATTGATATAAGAACAAAAGAACATATATATGAGTCGCTTATAAGAAGGCATAGAAGTATTATACATGATGCAATTCGTAAGTATGGTTCTGATAACTTTGAATGGGAAGTATTATGTGAATGTGACACAAGAAAAGAACTCAATGAAATGGAGTTCCATTACATAAAACAGTATGATACATATAAGAATGGTTATAATTCTACATATGGCGGTGAAGGTATATCTGGGTTTAAAGTATCAGATAGAACAAAAGAAAAACTTAGCAGGTCAGCAAAAAAGGCATGGGATGATAAGAATAGTAAATATCATACTAAAGAATATAAAGAAAACCTTAGCAAAAGAATGAAAGGTAGAATATTTACAGAGGAACATAAAAGAAAAATGAGAGAGAATCATAATGGTGGAGTAAAACATCATACAGAAGAAACAAAAAGAATGATAAGTGAAGGACAGATAGGTGAAAAGAATCAATTTTGGGGAAGGCACCATACAGAAGAAACAAAAGAAATCATAAGACAGAAAGTATCAGGTAGTAATCATGTAAACTCTAAGAAATATATAATAACAGACCCAAACGGAAATGAGTTTATAATAGATGGCATAAGGTCTTTTTGTAAAAAGATAGGATTGTATCATTCAGGATTCATAGCTTGTGCTAAAGGTAAACAAAAAACAACAAAAGGATATAAATGTAGATATGTATAATATACCAACACATATAACTCTTCGTGATCCAATGAATATAAAGATATCAACCGATGATTATGATAGAATGGAAATGCTTCGTGATGAGTTCAATTTGTATACGGATGGGTTTAGATTTTCCCCCGCATATAAATCAGGAAAATGGAATGGTAAGATCAGTCTGATAAGAAGAGATGGTTCATTACCATATGGTTTGTTAATAGAGTTTATAAGGTCACATAAAAAATTATTCCCAAGAGCAAAACTTATAGTTGATGATGATGTAAAGGATATATTCAAAGGCAAACCATTAAACATAAAACAAGACTTAACCATAACACCCTATCCATTTCAATTGGATTGTATACAAAAAGCATTAAAATATACAAAAGGTATAATTCGTAGTAGCACTGCTTCTGGTAAGAGTGCTATTATTTCTTATATATTAAAAACTTTGCTTGAAAATAATATTATAAACAAGGGTATTATAGTTGTTCCGAATAAATCATTGGTAGATCAATTTCATAGTGATATGATTGATTATGGCATAAGTGATAGATATAGTGTTGGAAGGGTATATCAAAAAAGTAAAGAATGGGATGAGGATATAGTTGTATCTACATGGCAGACATTACAAAATAATCATCATAAGCTTCCAAATTATGAGTGTATAATAATTGACGAGACGCATCATTCTAAAAGTTTTCAGCTTCGTAAAATCCTAGCCAAATCTGTAAGTGCTCAATATAGACTTGGGTTCACAGGTACTTTACATTCGGGACAATTGGATAATTTTAACACTTTTGCATATCTAGGCCCCATAATCGCTGACTATTCATCTGGTGAGTTAGCAGATAAAGGTTACATTAGTTCATGTACTGTCAAAATGATAAACATTCAGTATAATGATGAGTATGAAGGCACATATGATGAAGTCAAGGATCAGATATTCCAAAATGAGTATAGATTGAATATGATGAAACAGATCATATCTGGTATTGATGATAACATATTGATATTAGTGGGTAAGGTGGAAAAAGAGGGTGACTTCTTGAGAGATTGGTTATCATTAAGACTGAAAGGTAAAGAGATTGTGTTTCTATCTGGTAGGGATGATGCTGAAGTAAGAGAGAAATGGAGAAAGTCATTCGATAAACGTAAGGATATATGTTTGATAGCCACTTATGGTATATTCAGTACTGGTATCAACATTCCCAGTCTGAAACACCTTATACTGGGCAGCCCCTTTAAGAGCAAGATTAGGGTACTACAGAGCATAGGTAGATCATTGAGGAAACATGCGAGTAAGGAAGATGGTTCTTACATATATGATATATGTGATGATACAAAATACTTCGCTAAACATAGTGTAATAAGGTCAAGGTACTATGATAGTGAGGGGTTTGATATTGAAGATATTGTATTGAGAGAAGGGGATGTATATGGAAATGGAAAGAGATAATGCTGTGTTGGTAGAAATAGATGATTGTATGATAACAGTAATGCGTAATGGTATGCAGACTGACTATAAAATTGATGCAGATTGTATAGAAATTATTATGGATGATAATAGTGTTCTTCATTGGGATAAAGAGGTTAGAAGATGGAGAGCCCTTCCTGTTCTAACAAAAAGAAAGAGAAGTTCCACAATGTTTGATGATAGATTGTTTGAGGTAGACTAATGAACGATAATGAGATTATATCATACGCACTTGAGATATGGGCTAACTATATAGAAACTCATAGTGTTTCAAGGTCGGCAGACGATATTAGGTCAAGAACATATGGACCAAAAGAGCATGAAGAACCGAACCATTTAACCACTAGGCAGAAGGAACTAACAAAGAGAATAAGGGAACTATCTGAAATCTATAAAGATCCATGT